CCAGGATTTGAGTGAGATTATGAAGCGTTCTAATAACGAAAAAACAGTGCCGTTAAAGAGTGATATGGAGTTAATTCCGTGTTATTTTAAAGATGGTATTGTTCTCTTACAAATAGATGTATTTATGTTGGTTATTGTTATCATTGCTGTGAAGTATTTCATATATGAGACTTATGTCTTCCTTGGTGACGATGATGCCTCCATGGTACCTTCGTTTAGTGAGATTTGTTGGTTGGTTAGTTCGTTGCAGATTTTTGAGGTGAAGATTGAGATGCGGAGTGAGCGTGTTAAATTAAGAAAGCGCGCAAAAGGTATTTATGAAGATTTTTTGAAGAATTGTGAAGTAGAATTTGTTGGAATGTCTGACCGTTGGCATAATAATATGTCAGGAGTCAGGTATCCCATTGATTATTTTATTAAACGGTTTTACGATCAGTTCTACCCTGGTGCTTGTGATAACGCATTAAAACTCTACCGGAGAGTCAATCCGACTCTTGATTTACGGTTAGATCACCTTGATAAATTTGCTACGAACAATGAGTTTTCCGTTTCGGAACGGATGCTCAGTGAAGCAGTTGATTCTTTGTACGATGATATTGCAGGATGTGATGGTTATGAGGTTTTTAAGGATGAGGTTAAACATAATTTTGTTCATAGGGATTTTGAGCATCTAAATATTGATATGAGTTCTGCCGCTGGTTTTCCTTTTAAACAGGGAGAAAAAAGGCGTGATGTCTGTCAAGAGGCTTTTATCGAGTCTAAGCGTATGCTTGATCGCGATTACCTTTTTTCTAGGTACGCTGAAAAGCATGTGTGGTATTCGACAGGAAGAGCTAGAATCATCAAACAAGAGAAGCCTGATAAAGGCAGATTAATTCTGTATGCAGGTTTTTCTTACATGTTGATAGCTATGCTCTTTGTCCAGCCCCTTGCCAGAATGATGAACTTGTACTGTGATTGGTGTGCCGTCGGTATGTCTTGGATGCATGGTGGAGCGGCTAAATTTGCTGAGTTTTTTGAATGTTCTGAAGGTTTTGCTCCTGAAGGATACAGATTTGTTTCTGTTGACATTAAGGAATGGGACACCAAACTTCATCCTAGACTTATGTGGTCTTTGTATAGTTTGCACAAAAGGTTTTTAACGGACTGTGGGATTGACAAAGATGATATGAGTAAGTATTTAACGATTTTATCGGATATGATTGAAAGTGTTGTTTTAATGCCCTTGGGTTATCTTTTTAAGATTTACCAAGGCATGAAAAGTGGTTGGGCTAATACCGCTAATGATAACACCATGATTCACGAGATTGTGTTTAAGGTGATACAGAAAATGTTAGGCTTCATGAAGCATCAGCTTTATGGAGATGATAATTTTATGTTGGTACCTGATCATATCTCAGATGATGATATTGTTAAAGCTTATGCTAGGTTGGGTTGTGTTGTAGGAAAAATTCATTCTTCAAAATACATCGGTGATGTCGATTTCTTATCTAAGCATGTCGAGTTCTCTAATGGTCAGTATTTTATATACAGACCTCCAGCTGAGACGCATGCTAGATTGATTATGCCAGAGGAATTCAACCCATCATATCGCGATCGCCCTGATCCTATCATTGCTGCCGAAAGGACATTAGGTCATTTACTTGATAATCCTTTTTGTGGAGAGGTTCGGGAGGTTTGCACTGCCTTTCTAAAAAGACTGACTAAATTCTACGGAGTAGGACGGATTCAGATCACAGATAGAATGCGAAGATCTTACCC